TTCATTATTTGTTTCATTTATATTTAATATAATTAATTTATTATTATTATTTAATTCTTGATTAGAAGAAGATAAGTTAATATTTGATTCTCCAATATCAATATTAATATTATTTGATTCTTCAATATCAACATTAAGATTATTTGATTCTGCAATATCAACATTAAGGTTATTTGATTCTGCGATATCAACATTAAGATTATTTAAATCTGCTATATCAACATTAATATTGTTTGTTTCTTTTATATTTTCAATATGATTAATATTTATATTCATTTGTTCTAAAATATTATTTAATTTTTTCTTAGTAAATTTTGTTTTTTTCATTTAATTATTGTATATTATTTTATTATTACAAACGCTATATTAAATATTGAAAATAAAATTCTTATTTATATTTTCCAATATTAATTAATGGTCAAAGCAGATAAATTAATAAAACAACAAAAAGAAAAAGAAGATAAAAAAAATGAAACATTTGATAAAATATTATCAAAAATTGAAAAGAAAATTATAAACGCAAGTTCTGCAAATTATTATTTTACTGGCTATTTGGTTCCAGAATTTATAATAGGATTACCTTTATATAATTTAAAAGAATGTGTAAATTATATAAAAATGAAAATTGAAAAGGATGGTTTTAATGTTGATTTTTATGAACCAAATCTATTATTTATAGATTGGAAACCTAAGAAAAAATAAATTATTATTTCTCCTTTTCTTTAACTGTAGAAGTTAATATATTAAAAAATAACATAATACATATACCAACAAGAACTAATACAATTATATCTCTATTAGTTTGGATAATATCTTCAAAATTTTCTAATATTTTAGGTCTAAATTGGTCTCTTAATTTAATTTGACAAGATCTACAAGTTTTTAAATGATTTATAAAATCATTACAATACATTTGTTTGTTTGTATTGATTATTTTAGGTTTATTGTTAGAAAATTTTTCTATAGTTTTTTTTTGTATAACTGGTTTTCTTTGGATAATATTTTTTTCCAGAGGTTTTTCAAAGTTTTTATATTCTTTTGAAATATAATTACTATGACCCCAAGCTTCCTGTATTGAACAATAATTCATTTTTTTATACTATTTCTATACTTTAGATAAAATATTTAATAAAATAAAATATCTAAAATAAGTTATATGACAAATATAGAACAAGTATTTGATAACCCTTATGTTAGAGCCACAATGTATATATTAATTTTCCTCTATATTGCTTCAATAAGACCATCATTACCTCCATTTATTAAAGTACTATTCTTAAATCCTGTATTTAGAGTTTTTATTTTATTTTTAATTGTAGTAAGAGGCAATAATGATCCAATTTTCTCTCTAGCATTAGCAACAGCATTTGTAGTTACATTAACATATTTGGGAGAACAAAAAGCAAAAGAAGCATTTGAATCTGTTGGTTCTGATATCATAGAAAATACTAAAGATGATTTAGATTTAGAAGAAGTTAATTTTTCTGATTTTAAAGAAGAAGAACATTTTACTGATTTGGAAGAAGAACATTTTACTGATTTGGAAGAAGAACATTCAGAAGAAGTAGAAAATTTTACTGATTTACAAGAAGAAGAAAACACACAATCATCTGAAAAAGAATTATTTGAATCTACAGTTTCAGACTCAATTGAGCAACCCCAAAATTCTTCTATTCAACATTCTGACGAAGAGCCCTTATAAATATAATTAAAGACATAAATTAATTTTAATAAAATTAATTTATATTTTATTAGTTAATGATGAATTTTATAAATTGGTGCGTTAATTTAAAGAAAAGTTTATTATATAATAATATAATATGCCTGATTCTGACACATCATCTGAAATAAATGTAAATCTATATGATAATAATGGTAAAATAGACAATAAAACAGAAACTAAAAAGAGTTCAGATACAGATTATTATTTTAATATGATTGCTAATCAAAATAAAACTGTAGCTGAAAAAAATGAAACAGAATCTTCTTCTGAAATTGCACGTTCATCTGAATCTAAATCAACAAAAAGAACATCATCCGTTAAAAAAGATGATTCATCTGAATCTTCAGATTCATCTAAAAAAACGAATTCAAGTCGTGAAAGATTTGAAACGGTGAATTTTGGTACTCAACAAAAACAACAACAACAGCAACAAAAACAATCATTTCAAAATACTAGTAATTCAAAATCACCTTCTTCATCAAATAATAATGTAGTTCCAGTAACAACGCAATTAACTCCTCAAGAAGTTAGAATGAAGAAAATAGAACTTTTAAGAAAATTATCAGAAATTAAATCCAAAGGTTTTGCATTAACAAAAGAATATGATTTTAATTCATCATTAGAAGAAATGGAATATGAATTTGAATTACTAAAGAGTTTTGTAGACAAAAGAAATGGAATTAAAGTTTATAAAAATATTTTATTAAATGGTGTATCAATTATGGAATTTCTTAATGAAAAATACGATCCTTTTGATTTCCATTTAGAAGGTTGGGGTGAACATATGTCAGTAGAAGTTGATTCATACGATGATGTATTAGAAGAATTATATGAAAAATACAAAGGAACTGGTAAAAAGATGGCACCTGAAGTTAAATTATTATTATTACTGGTTGCATCTGGAAGTGCTTTCCATTTTTCTAAATCTCAATCATCAATTCCTGGTTTAGAAGCAGTTATTAGTAAGAATCCTGAATTAATTAGTAAATTATTAAATCCTCAAAAACCTAAATCTCAATTTATGACACAACAAGAAATAAATATTAATAAACAAAGAGAATTAATACAACAAAAAGAAAAAGAATTAAAACAAAAACAAATGGCTAGACCACCTCAACAACAAGCCTCTCAAGCTCCTCCAATGATGGTACCAGATATGGCATCTATGATGGCTTCAATGACTCAAAAACAACCTATGATGCCTCCGCCTATGCCAACAATGTCAGAACCTGCTCCAGCTAACCAAAGTAGAAATAAAATTACATCCAATGGTGTACCAGAAATAAGAGCACCAGAAAATGTTCAAGAAATTTTAAATAGAATAAGAAATCAAAATTTAGCAAATAATACTGATTCTATAGATGACGGTAGTTCAAATAATGAAAGACTTTTATCAGATGTAAATTTATCTGATTCTAAAAAGGGAAAAGGTAAGAAAGTACCAATGACAAAACCCTCAATTTCAGTGAATATATAAATATTCTTCCTTTAAATAATTATAAAATTAATTTTAAAGAAAGACTAACATTAATATTAAATGTCAGACAAACAAGAAAATTTACCAACTCTTAAAAAGAGAGGACGGAAACCAAAAAATAAACCGATTGAAAATAAAGTTGATGAACCATTACAAAATTCTGAGGAAGAACCAATTATTGTACATTTGCCTATATCATTAGAAGATGTGGTAAATATATCAAATGATGATTCAGGAGATAAAATATTTATAAAATCAGAAAAAGATTTATTAAAAGTACCTAAACCAACTATTAATGAAGTAATACAAAATGAAGATTTATTATTAAAACAAATTAATCAAAAATTAATAGAAACTGAAAAAATATTTATGTTTGGTAAAAGTGTAAATAAAGTAAATGTATATAATATTAAATTTAGACAAGGAACTAAATGTTTATGGTGTAAACATTCATTTGATACTCCGCCAATTGAATTACCAGAAGATTATTTTAATGGAACATTTTATTGTATGGGTAATTTTTGTTCTTGGAATTGTGCGAAATCATTTAATATTGATATTAATGATTCATCTACTTGGAAAAGAGAATCTTTATTAAATTTAATGTTTTATAAAACATATGGTGAATTTAAAGAAATAACTCAAGCTCCTTCTTGGTTAATGTTAGAAGATTATGGCGGATTATTAAGTATTCAAGATTTTAGAAATTTATTTATTGTTAATAATAAGGATTATTTAGTATTACATCCTCCGTTAATAACAAGACAATTACAAATTGAAGAATCATATAAAAAATCAAATAATAATAATATGATGGCTAATAAATTAGAAAATATTTACGATGGTGAATTAGTGTTAAAGAGAAATAAACCAATTGAATCTAATAATTTCAATTTAGAAAAGACAATGGGATTGAAAAGGAAAACAAAAAAATTTGAACCTATATCAGCTACTCAATAAAAAAATTGCATTTTATAATTATTATTAATAAATAATAAATATTTTAATGTCTCAATTAACGAAACCATTCTATAATGCAACTAAACCAGATAAGGACGAAATAGTACTAGTTATTTTTACAAAGGAAGAAGATTCATACTTTGAAGGTACACTAGTAGAATATCAAGGTAAAGTATTTTTACGAAAAGAAGATGCTACTAAAAAAAAGCGTGTAAGTAGTTGGAATAATATTGTACCTCTTAATGTAGAAAAATATGCAAAAGTATATGATTTAGATTTTGCTAGTGATACCATTCAAGTTTCGCTAACACATTTAGATGAAGATTTAACAAATATTCAAGAACACTTTAGTAAAAATAAAAGATTGGTTTCATTAATGGTAACTATATCTTTTCAATTAAACACTAATGTTGATACTATTTGGGAATCAGTAATTTATAAAATTAATGAAAAGAGAATTAATTTTAATGAAGAGAACGATGAAAATACATATTTAAATATTTTAGATTATATTATGAATAATATAGAACATTTAAAAGAATCATTTGATGATAATAAAGTTATTATTAAAATAGAAAAAATGTTAGAAGAGAAATCATTTAAAATGTTATCAACAATTGGAATTATTTCTAATAATGGTGTAGAAAATACTACAAATCTAATTAGAAATATTTTAGAAGATATTACTTGTAAATATTCATTAAAATATTCTTATTATAAAAAGAAAAATGATACTAAGACTTTTCCAGTCTATCTTTTTGAAACATCATCTGAAGATTCTACTGAAGAAAATCATACTAATTTTATTAAGAATTTAACAGATAAAGCAATAAATTCAAATATTCATTGTTTTGAAAAATGTAAAAAAAGTTCTACTTAAAAATATAAAACCTCTATCTAAAAATATAAAACCAAGATCTTTCAAAAAAATGACCTTCAGATGGATCTATATGATGAGATACTTCTTTTATTAATCTTTCATAATAGATTTTTGGATGTTTTAATATTAACTCTTTTTTTACAGCAAATAAACCATTTGTATAAATATTTATTGGATTTGGGTATCTTTTATTTATATTTTTCATAAACCATTTAGAAAAAACAACCCTATTATTATTTTTATAATTATTATGTAAATAATAAGTGCCATCTTTTTGAAGATTCCATTCTGGGTCACACCATAAATCATTATTATTTAAATTAGATGTATAATGATTTTTATATGGTAATGATTTACCATTCTCTTCTGCTTCTTTCTTCATTTGTAATAAATAACTACTATCATTTTTTTCGCGATGATCTGATATATCTGCTTGTGTAAAAACTATAATATCTGGTAAATTATCATATGCATTTATTATATACCATAAATATGAATGTGATTCTCTGCCTACATTTTCTAGTGGAATCTCATTAAAAATATTTAATTGTTTCCCTTTATTTATAATAATAGTATTGTCCATTACAGGATTCAACCAATTAATATCTTCATTAAATCGTGATACGATTATTAGATAATTCATTATAATTACCTATATATTTATTTCTTTATCATCAATATTTATCATTATATTTGGTAAATTTACTGGTTTTAATGATTTTTTTATTTTTATTTCTTTTTTTCCTTTCGTTTTAGTTATCTTTTTATTTGTTTTATTTTCATCTTCATTATCGTTGATGTCTTCTTCATTATTCTTAGTAGTTTTTTCTACTTTTGCTTTTTTTTTATATACATTATCTTTATCAGTATTAATATTCATTTCATAATAATATGCACCTTGTAAAAATGCATCAGCTAAATCATCTTTTTTCTTATGAGAATTAAAATCATTTAACCAAAAAGGTATATGTTTAACCATTTCTTGTGTATATTTTACTGCCAAACTTTTAGTTAATTTATAAGCTTTTGAATCTTCTGAATCAGCTTTTAATTTAACTATTTGTTGAGTTTCTCCATCTGATGCTAATTTAATTTTATTAGAAGGAGACATAAATTTAACCTTGGTTATAGTTGATTTTGTAATTGCTTTATCAACTAGCCCTCTTATCATAAAATAATCATAAATAATTCCTGAAATACTTTTCATTCTAGGATTTTTAAATGATGGCTGGTTTTCTATTACAACGACATTCGCTTCCAATAAATGTTTTCTTTTCTCAAGTTCCATAACTAATTTTAGACGGGTGTCGTCAAAGTCAAGGCTGGACACAGACTTTTTTTTAATTTTTACAATTTTCATTTCATTAGTTAAATTTTGATGAACTTTCTTTGCGTGTTGTCCACAATATGTAATATTTTTTGAATCAACTAATGTACAGTTTTTATCACATTTAGGTTCGCCATAATTACAACCATTTATTTGTTTCTTTTCAAGAGGTTTAAAGAAAAATTCATACTCAGATGGTTTAGAAATAATATTACGAGAATGAACCTTACAGTAATATTTAGGTCCTTGATATTGTTGTACTAATGTTGCTATTTTATTACACATTGTACATTTATGACTTTCTCTATCTGCCAAATCAATAATAGCCCAATCTGTTATTTCCCAATTAATTTTTCCATTAGTATCTTCTTTTTTCGAGAGTAGACAATATGCCAAGTGAATAATTCCAACATCAAATGATAGAACTTTTTCCATTAAATTCTTTGATATTATTATTTTAAGTAGTAATAAACGAAAAAATTGATATATAATTATTTAATTAGAAGAAATTATATTATTAATGTCTTTAAAAATAGAAGGTCGTTTAGATTTAATAATTGGTCCTATGTTCTCTGGAAAATCAACTGAACTAATTAGAAAAATCAGATTAGCCAAAATTATTAACAAAAAAGTATTAGTAATTAAACCCATTATTGATATAAGATATAAAAATGATAAAATAGTTTCACATTCTTTTGAACAAGAAGAATGTCAAACTATTGAAAAGCTAAAAGATATTGATCATATAATTAATCAATATGACTTAATTATTGTTGACGAAGGTCAATTCTTTCCAGATTTAAAAGAATATGTATTAAAATGGGTTGATATTGATAAAAAAGAAATTACTGTTGGTGGATTAGATGGTGGTCACAAAAGAAATAAATTAGGTGAAATTTTAGATTTGATTCCTTATTCTGATACTTGTGTTAAAATTAGCTCTCTCTGTAAAAAATGTAATGACGGAACACCTGGTATATTTACACTAAGAACTAATAGTAATGAAGAACAAGTACAAATAGGAGGAGAAGAAAGTTATATGCCAATGTGTCGAAAACATTATTCGGGAATTTTTTAATTTATTTTTCTATAACAAAAGTTTATATACTTATAAAAAATTGATAAAATATATATAAAGACTTAACTCTTAAAGTAAGTAAGAATGTACAAAAATAAATCACTGACTACGTCTATTGACAAAAAAATAGATAGTATAAAAGATACAAAAATAGATTCAAATGAAATAAAGATACCAAAAGGTAAAATAATTCCTAATAGAATATTAAATTCATTTGTAGATGAAAAAGGCTTACTAAGTAATAAAAAATTAATAGATGTAAATAAATTAGAAATAAATAATTTACCGAATGGTGTAAAAGTAGCAACTATGTGTTCATCTTGCTTTTTAGGAACTAAATTAAATCTAGATAACATAGAAAAATATTTATTATTAAATGAAAATGACATATTAACAGTTAAAAGAAATAAAGATAGTATTAAAAGTTTAATAGAATTAAAGAAACCAAGTAAAAGAGCTAATGCAAATTTAAAGAAGAAAGAAAACTGTAATAATTTTTATAATTCTATTACATTAATAGTTAGAGTAAATGAAGGTCCTACTCAAAATATAAATTTGGAACCAAAAATTAATATAAAATTATTCAAGAATGGTAGTTTACAAATGTCTGGTTGTAAAAATATAGATAATGTAAATAAAGTATTAGTAAAAGTAATAAATAGATTAAAACAAGTGAAAGGAAGATTAGAAGATGGTGAAATTAAAGAGATTACATTTGTAGAAGAATTAGATAAATTAGGTATCTATAATTTCAAGATTGATATGATTTATTGTAATTACAGAATTAGTATTCAAATAGATAGAGAAAAATTACACGAGTTGCTAAAGAAGAAAAAAGTTAAATGTATTTACGAACCTTGTAGTAGAGCGTGTGTAATTATTAAATATACACCAGATATAGAAAATGTGGATAATAAAGAAGTAAGTATATTCATTTTTAAGAAGGGTAATATTATTATTACTGGAGCTCGTTCTAAAGGACAAGTAATTGAATCATATAATTATATTAATAATATTCTTATAACACATTCTGATGAAATTATTAAGAAGAGTGATGAAGAAGAAGAAGAGATTATATTAAACTTATACAATGATGTGTTAAAAGATGCTGAAAGGGGATTGATTGATATCTAAGAATGAGATTGATTGATATCTAAGTAAACTTAAATTTTTTTAAAACGGTATCTATAAAATTATTAATAATAATTTTATATTAACTTATGTTTCTTATTTAGAATTTATAATTTTTTTGGTGATAAATATCATTTACATAAGGATTATCATTTAATGTATTGATATAACTGTTATTAATATAATAATCACCATAATCTAATATAGGTTTTTTATTTTCAAAGCCATGTTTTTTAACAGAAGGTGTAACATTTGCATCAAGGGTTCTTGCTGGATGAGGAACATAATATACACTAGTTTTCTTACCATTCATTTTAACAGTACTACTATTAATTTGTGGACCAGCATAATTTGCACCACCTGCTGCTGTACGATTATAGTTACCAATTTCTCTTGTTTCACGGATACTCATATTTTCAGAAGCAATTGTTGAAACAGGCATACCTACTTCCGTAGACATTTGACCAGTATAATCTCTTAACATTGTTGTTTCTTTAGTAGTTGTTTTTGCAGTATCATGTTCATCTCTGGCATAACCACTGTAATTATCAACACCTCCAGCTGGACCTTCATATTGATTATTTTCAGTAGTTTGACGAATTGTTCTTTTAGCTTCGTCTTTTTCATCTCTGGTATAACCTGTAGAAATTTCACCATTTCCTGCTGGGCCTTCATATTGATTATTTTCAGTAGTTTGACGAATTGTTCTTTTAGCTTCATCTTTTTCATCTCTGCTATAACCTGTATAATTATTAACACCACCAATAGGACCTTCGTTTTGTTGTGTAACTTCAGTAGTTTGGCGAATTGTATTTCTAGCTTTATCGTCATCATCTTTAGTATAACCTATTGCAACAGGATTCATTACATTCATTCCTGGTGTTGTAAATAGTGTTGTTTGTCTTATTGTTGATTTAGCCTTGTCTGTAGGTTGAACATTTCCTGAAGCATATTCTGGTTTAGCACCCAAAGCGATATCGTGACTTGTAGTTTCTCTTATTGTTTTCTTAGCTTTATCAGTTGGTTGAACATTACCAGAAGCATATTCTGGTTGAGAACCTAAAATTAAGTTATGACTGGTCGATTGTCTTATAGTGATTCTTGCTTTATCTGTAGGTTGAACATTACCAGAAGCATATTCTGGTTGAGCACCTAAAATTTTATTATGACTGGATGTTTCTCTTATTGTTTTCTTGGCTTTATCAGTAAATTGTACATTGCCAGAAGCATATTCAGGTTGAGCACCCAAAATTTTATTGTGACTTGATGTTTCTCTAATTGTTGTCTTTGCTTTATCAGTGAATTGTACATTACCTGAAGCATATTCTGGTTGAGCACCTAAAATTTTATTGTGACTTGATGTTTCTCTAATTGTAATTTTAGCTTTATCT